GGTGCTGGTGGTGCAGGCGTTTCATCAAATACAACCAATATAGATGGTGCCGGCGGCATAGCACTCGACTGGAATAGTTTGGGAACATATTATGCAGGCGGTGGTGGTGCCGGCACCGGCGGGTCAAGGGCCAGTGGTCTAGGTGGCTTGGGCGGGGGAACAGCAACTGCCGGACAAAAAGGCGGCGGTGGCAACGGCGGATGCGGCGGCGGCTCTGCTGTAGCAGGTACTGCCAATACAGGTGGTGGTGGTGGTGGTGGTGGCAATGGTGCAGGCAATGCAGGCATGCCCGGTGCCGCTGGCGGTTCTGGCATTGTAATTGTTCGTTATCCAGACACATTTGCTGCCGCTACATCAACTGCAAATCTGGCAGCCGGGTATCCGGTTGTCAGCGGTGGTTATAGAACATATCAATGGATTACCTCCGGCACAATAACTTTTTAATATTTTGTTTCTTTGGAGAACTCTTGTTCCAGCAACAAAATTTTCCCCTGCACAGCATCTAGATTCACTGTGTTCCACAAACCAGGATGCATGGGCTTGGGCCATGTGCCAGCATCAATCCAGGCATAGCCAAGATGTTCATGGTTGAGTCTGGGAGTGAATTCTGTATCAACCACACACACCCAGGTATGATATTCAAATGCTGAGTCAGCACTCGTGAATTTTTCTAGTGGTATCAGTCTACGATAGGTGGGAAAGAATCCCAGTTCTTCAATGCACTCACGTTCCATGCCACCCAGCAATGTTTCACCTGTTTCAATCTTGCCACCGGGCAGGCCCCAGGCACCGGGATGTTTGGTATCATTGCGTAGCAAGTACAAATATCTTCCGGTATCCACGCTTCTAAACCAAACGCCCACTGCCTTCAAAGCACTATGCTCCATGTTCCTCCAGGATACACACCTTGATAACTCTTGAGCCACTGTGTGCCAGTCCACTCGTATTGAATACCAGTGGTGATATTGGTAACATATTGTACAGTTGCAGACTGTGACACACTATTGAATACTATTCGCCAATATGTGCCAGTCCATTCAATAACATCATTAGCCGAAGCAATCAATGGCTGTCCAATCGATCCTAACCATGCTTCGGCTGGATAAGTGTTTATAATATTACCAGTTGCTTCGGTCAACAAATATCTTTGTCCCACAGCCGGCACAGGCAATCCATAGCCCGGACCACTGACCAGTGGATCAATAATGGCTGTGATAGGAGCCAGAGTATTTTGTGGTGCTGTGTCTTGGTCGATATTATAAATCAACAGTCGATCATCATTGGGATTGATAACAATAGTGCCCACAATAGTTGTGCCATCTTCTTGATCCAGTCGAATTTGACTGATACCAGGACGCAACACACCATAAGCACTGATCACTGCAGGCCATAACAAACTGCTGTTGGCCACAATTTGTGTGGGAGTTAAATTTTCATTTGAACCATCGGGTACTATGGTGCGATCTTGTAAACATTGTATTTGATTGCCAATCACCACAACTTCATAGTTCCAGGGTGTGACAATAACTCTAGTGCCCAGCAACAAATCATTGTCTGTGACAGCGTTGCTCAAATCACCTTGTGCGTCGTACATGCTGGCAATCACACGTTCTACCACACCCAGTTTCTTGACCTTGGCCGGAGCTGATATCCAGATAGGTAAACTGAATTTGATAGTGGCCATGTCTATGGGATTCTCTGTGCCAATGGGCACAGTCCTTGATGTCCAGGTAACTGATTCTAAATCAACCACACTCAAACTGGTCCAGTCAATATAGTTGTCTGTGCTTTGTATTTCTAAACTGGGATTGAACAATGTCAGCAACTGTTCCAACAACTGCATCTTTTGATTGGTATTTGAAGTCCATATATCCAAGGTGATACCCAGTTTATAAGGCACCGGCATTAGTCGTTCGATGCTAAATGCATTGCCTTGTGTGGTTTCGTAACTGTCAGTTTGGGTATCATATTCACGTTGGCGTACTTGTATTTTGCTCACGTGATAGGGTTCCTGCATCCTGGGGCGATCGTAATCCAAACTGCTCACATAAAAAGTCATCAAGGGCGATGCTGGCATTGAGTTACGGCTGTTCTCTTGTATGATTACCTGTGCATTACGGCTAGCATCACCATAACGAACCGGCACACGAATTAGTGCGGCATTGTTTACGCCATCTGTTTCGTTGCCATATTCAATTTGGAAGTTGCTGATGATCCGTGTGAACTGTAATAGGAAACGTCGGATTTGAGCGTCATAAAAAAATTGTTGTCGCATTTATTAACTCGATTTCTGTCCCGGTTGTGTATCTGGATATGGATTAGGGTCTTGAAACCCTTTCTGGTCCCCGTTGTCAGCACGGGGTTTGAGTATCTGGCTAAGACTCTGGCGACTGGGTATGTTACCGAGATCCGTTGTGGGCACTGTGTATGTATTGTTAACAAAGCCCGACCGTAAAGTATTGTTGGGTACACCGTTGTTGAGATTTGTTCGCACTTTGTCCTCAATTTTAACCCATCTATGACTGTCATAACGGAACAGTCGATTGGGGAAGTAATCCACTCGCAAGCAGTAGTCGCCGGCCACAGCACCCAGCGGAAATTGTACACCGGTAGTGACTGGCAATCCATTTGGTGGTATGCCATCTCCAGTCAAGTAACCTATGGTATAACCATCAGACCTAGGAGTAACGTTCATGCCACCTTGTGTGCCATCCACAGTGTCACCACTTTGATTAGTAAGTGATATAGGATTGGCAGGTTGTCCATTGACCAGGGTGGGCACAATATAAAACTTTTCTGTATCGTAACCAGACAGCGGAACTTCCACGTCGGCTTGTGCAAGTATGGCATCGTTGATTTCGTTGTCTTTGGTGCGAGTTGAAAATACTTCGCTTTGTGTGGGTGGTGTATAAACAGCCCAATATTCAGTGTTGGTAATATCGGTACCAGCTGGCACATTTTTAAGGGCTTGGTAATATACATCACCCGAATTAGTGACCCAACCTGTGGGATAAAAATTGCCATTGTCCCAGATATTTTCTGACACAACAGGCTTCTTGAGTATGTCTTTGAACTCTTGGTTGTTGGTCATTGGTGTTGCTTTCACACGCCAAGTGTGTGGCAACCATGTTTGGCTCATGCCCTCCGTAGCATAGTCAGCATCTTGTACTAGGTAGTATCTGGGCAATGGCTGTGGTATACCTTTGTTTAACGGATAGTAATCTTTTAGGTTGGGTACTTCTAGCACATCACCGTTCATGATCTTGCGGCCCAGACTGTCGATCATGTCGTTGAAGTGGAATGTGATAAAGAGTGTATCGTTGTTTAGGAACAGGCCAAATTGTGTTAGGTCAAAGTCAATGTCCTGGTGATTGTACACCCCACGCATGACGTAAACGTCTTGATCGTAAATTCTGTCACGGTTTTCCAACAACAGCAAATCTTGGATGTGCAAGGGATCTAGAGTATCGTAAATTGGTTGGGTAGCATCATAATTACTGGACAATGCACTATCCTCGCCACCAGTTTGTGGTCCCATGTATTTGTGCAAAAAAATGTCCATTCCACCAACGGTGTACATCTCAGAGATAGTACGATCCAGAAACTGGTAATCGCGGGTTCTATTAGGGCGGTAAAGTGACAACCGAGGCACGTTATACTCCTAAGGCTAATTTTTTAGCCAATTTATTTGCCTTCAATGTTGCTGTGCGTTTAGCAACCATTTCGGGAGTAAGTTTTTTACCGTACATACCGTTTTTTTCTCCTGCACAAATTCTTTTAGCAATGTGCTCAGCAGTTAGTACAACCAAGTTATCTCTAACATTACTACCGCCTAAACTTTTAGGAACAACGTGGTGAGTTTCGGTATTATTATCGTTGGTTAATGCTCGAACCCTTGCTTGCTCGACGAGTTGATTATACCAACGTGTATATTTGCTATCATTGAAGATCATGCAGTATTTATGGACAGATTGACCTTAATTCCCAATTGTGTTATAATACGCATTGTTCAACAAAGGAGTGAGTATGAAAGCACACAATTTTGTAATCAAGTACAGCCCAAAAGGTAGTACTAAAGCAATAGTTTTGTACGACAAGATAAAAGCTGCGGAAAAATGGGTTGAGTACGCATTGGATGTCAATGTTTTGTTTCCCGAGTTGGTGGGCATACGAGATTTAAAACTAAAATGGC